ACAGGTGCAGCTGAACGTGGTGTGATGTCTAGGGGACCAATGGCGTGACCTATACTGAACTTGTAACTGCAATACAGGGATATACGGAAAACCAGTTCCCTCCAGTTTATCTTGCCGATGGTACGACTGAGTCAAGCACAACTCAGATTAATCGTTTCATCGAGCAGGCTGAGCAACGCATTTACAACACGATTCAGTTTCCTAGCCTTCGCGCTAACTCTTACGGTACAACTACATCAGGTAATGCATACTTATCTTGTCCTAATGATTTTTTATCTGTCTATTCATTAGCTGTTATTCAAAACGCTACATTTGCTAATGGTGTTATTACAGGCGGCACATATACATATTTGCTTAATAAAGACGTTAATTTTATTAGGCAGGCTTATCCAACAGTAGGATCTGCTTACAATGCACTCCCTACATATTACGCACTTTTTGGCCCCCAATATAGCAATACAGCTGAGTTAAGTTTTATGCTTGGCCCAACCCCTGATCAGTCTTATTCAGTTGAATTGCATTACTATTATTACCCGCCCACAATTATCCAGGGCGCTGTAGCAGGGCTTACTATTGCAACAGGTGGTACAGGCTATACAGCTGGGACATATTACGACGTTACATTAAATGGAGGTAATGGTAATTCCGCTATTGCTACTATAGTAGTTTCTTCTGGTGGAGTTGTTACTTCTATTACGCCAACAAGTGGTGGGGCCTTATATTCTATAGGAGACGTACTATCTGCTCCTACAACAATTGGTTCTAGTGGTACAAATTTTACTTGTACTGTATCTAGCGTATCTAATGCAACAGGTACAACATGGTTAGGTGATAACTATGATAATGTACTTCTTTACGGTTGTTTAGTTGAAGCTTACACCTTTATGAAAGGTGAACCTGATATTGTGGCTTTATATGAAATAAAATATAAAGAAGCCGTCGGTGAAGCTAAACGCCTTGGTGATGCACTAGAGAGACAAGATGCATACAGGTCTGGTCAATACAGACAGGCGGTGACCTAATGGCATTTACAGGAAATTGGACATGCGATTCATTTAAACAAGGTTTACTCGACGGAGTATTTAACTTTGGATCAGGCACGACTCAGACATATAACATAGCCCTTTATAACAATTCGGCTACATTAAATCAATATACAACCGCATACACTTCTGCGGGAGAAGTAACTGGAACGGGTTATACGGCTGGAGGTCAAGCTTTAACTATTAGCCAAGTACCTACAATAGATACTTCTAATGATACGATTTACTTATCATTTGCAAATGCCACATGGTATGGATCATTATCTGTAAGGGGGTGTTTGGTATATCTTAATAACGGCACAACTAATCCATCTGTTTTTGTGCTTGATTTTGGGTCTACAAAACAATCTATTTCTTCTTTTACGGTGCAATTCCCGATTGCATCTAGTACGTCTGCAATTTTAAGATTGGGGTAATCATGTCAAACATGGGAATACAAGGTTGGTTTCATGTCATTTGTCATGACAAGGATGGCAATTTTAAATGGGAAGAAAAAACACCTAACCTAGTTGTCCAGGCGGGGAAACAGTTGATGTTTTCTAGTTTTCTTTCTGGTTCATCTTATACGGTAGTAGGACCTTACCTTGGGTTGTTGAATGCAACAATTACTCCTGCCGCAACAGATACGATGAGCACCATTGTTCCGTCAAAAGAATTCACAGCTTATACAGTTGGCGGATCAGCAGTTCGCGGGACGGCGGTGTTTGGTTCTCCTTCTTCTACCGGTTCTACACCATCTAACGTAACATCCATTACCGCCTCAGCAATCACTTATACAATAACGGGTAGCGGCGGAACAGTTTATGGATGCTTTTTGGTAACCGGGACTGGCGCAGTTAACACACAAAACTCAACTGCGGGTACTTTGTATTCAGAGAGTAACTTCAGCGTAGCCAAGACTACAACGGCAGGGGACACTGTATCGGTAACGTATAGCACTTCTGCTACATCTTAAGGGGTCTTAAATGGCGTTTGTTGTTGCAGACAGAGTTCAGGAAAATGGAACTGTAGCTACGGGTACGGGTTCTGTAAACCTATCTGGTGCTGTAAACGGGTACAAGACTTTTGTGTCTGGGATTGGTACTACCAATTCTACATACTATGCAATTTACGACCCAACAGCTTATGCCTGGGAAGTTGGGTATGGTACGGTTACCGCAGGTTCTCCTAATACTTTATCCCGCACTACGGTTCTGTCTAACAGTTCTGGTACTACATCTTTAATTAGTTTTAGCACATCTAACACGCTAACTATATTCTGTACCTATCCATCTGAAAAAGCTGTTATTCAAGATGTAAACGGAAATATATCTGGGAATAGTTTTACGCCAGGTTGGACAAGTACAACAACTGCCGCAGGAACAACAACACTTACTGTTGCCAGTAGTTATTATCAAAGATTTGTAGGTTCTACAACACAAACCGTAGTTTTACCTGCGGCTAATACTGTAGCACTTGGTCAGGGTTACATTATTGATAATGACTCTACAGGTAATGTAACTCTACAAGATGGATCTTTAACTCCAATCATAATAATTGTTCCTGGAATGGCAGGATTTATTTTCTGCGAGAACAATGGATCGGTTGCAGGTAGTTGGTCTGGGTATCAATTTGTACCGGGTGCGGGGCCAAGCGGTGCTGTGACTTGGGGTACTACTGGTCTTAGTATGGGCAATCAAACAATTACTAACGCAAACTGGAACGGGGTTGCGGTTCCGGTTTTATACGGTGGTACAGGGGCAACGACAATTTCTGGCGCACAAACAAATCTTCAAGTCGATCCTGCGGGAACGGCAATCGCAATGGCAATTGCATTAGGATAAAACATGGCAAATACATTTACACGGTACGTCTCAAAATCAGTAGGTACTACTCCCGTAGTTCTGGTTACTGCCGCATCTGCGACGCAGACCACAGCGATTGGACTGACACTGGCTAATACAACATCTAGCCCGATTACGGCAAGTGTTTACATTACTGCATCCGCAGTTAACTACTATCTAGTTAATAGTGCGACTATCCCAGTGGGCGGTTCACTTGCGTTATTTGGTGGGGATGGTAAGGTGGTTCTCAATACTGGCGATGCTTTCACCGTTGTCTCTGGAACTGCAAGTTCTATGGATGTTGTTTTATCCGTTTTACAGATAACCTAATATGTACATTGGCAATACTGTTCAGAACCAAGCCTATGCACCGCAAGTAGCATACTTCAGCGGTAATGCGAGTACGACTGCGTTTACACTGCCTCAACCTGTTGCATCTGTTGCCCAGATGATTGTTAATGTAGCTAATGTAGATCAGAATCCTGGATCAGCGTACACAGTATCTGGTAACACAATTACGTTTGCCTCTGCGCCCCCAAGCGGAACAAACAACATCTGGGTTGAGTACACAAGTTTAATAACTCAAGTTATTGCTCCTAGCCCTGGTACTGTTGGTAGTGCTCAATTGCAATCTGGTGTTGCATTAGCTAACCTTGGATATACACCTATTAACAAAGCAGGTGATACAGGCGTTGGAACATTAGCTCTTGCAAGCAATGCAGGTATTACGTTCAATAATAGTAGTCAATATAGTGGTACTACAAATAGTACGCTTAATGACTATGAGACAGGGACTTGGACTCCGAATGTCGGTGGTACTGCCACTTATTCGCCTCAAGTCGGCACGTATACAAAAATAGGAAATACTGTAACTGTACATTTTGATTTTACGATCGCCTCAATTGGAACAGGTTCAGCAAGTGCATTGTTTGGATTTCCATTTACAAGTGGAGCTATAGGCGCACCACAAACAGGTTGTGTATCTTACTATGCAGGATTAACTGTATCCCCAACATTTATTGCTTTTTACATAGCAAATAGTTCAACTCAAGTAAATTTTGTTTGGAATACAACTGGCGGTTCAACTGTGCAAAATAACGCAAATAATCTTTTTCAAAGCGGTAGTCGTATAATTGGTTCACTAACATATCAAGCCTCATTCTAAGGAGTCACAATGACACTCGCATCAACAACAATCATCGACAAAACAGAAGTATTAGAAGACGGCACTATTCAAGTACGCCAAGCAGAAGTTATCACCAAAGACGGTGTAGAGGTAACTCGTACATTCCACAGATGGACAAGGACTCCCGGTGACACAGCGGCTCAATCCGACCCTGCCCCAGTACCTGCTATTGCTAGTGCGGTATGGACATCCGAAGTAATTTCAGCTTATCAGGCGGCACAAGCGGCACAAAGACCTATAGGGGAATAATATGCCACTAAGCACGATTGATAATACAGGCTTGAGTCAAAGCCAGATTCTGTCTGCTATTAATATGCCGACTGGATCGGTTATTCAAGTTGTTCAAAGCACAACTAATGTGTTTACATCGTCTTCTTCTGGATCTTATGTTTCTGTAGGAGCTTCTTTTTCAATATCAATAACACCTCAATTTAGTACAAGTAAAATTCTTGTAATGTTTACTGGTGGAAATATAGATGTAAACGGAACTGGATCTCAACCATCTTTAACGATATATAGAAACGGAACAACTAACTTAAGTCCTACTGGATCAACTTACAATTTTAATGATTTTTATATTGGTAGTGGAAGAATTATAGTTCCAATGAATGTTGTTGTTTTAGACTCACCTGCAACAACTTCTTCTACATCATATGGCCTATATTGGTTAAACCAAGGATCTGCAAATATGGCTGTTAATAATTCTAATTCACAAACAACAATGACTTTGATGGAGATTAGATAATGCAACCAACAATTCACGATGCTGTATTTGTTGCGTATCCAAATGTAATGCAAGTTGCAGGAAATGATATAAATTCATTAGAAGCTATTGATTCAGAACACAAGCCTGTAGCAATAGTACCCGCAACAGTAGAAGCAGAGTTAGTAACACTTCAAACTAATTACGCTAACGAACAACAAGCACAGGCTAACGCTAAGGCATCAGCACTAGCTAAGTTAGCGGCACTAGGACTTACACAAGACGAAGTCAAAGCAATCGTAGGATAAAAATATGTACATAGGAAACCCCGTCTACCAAGTTGCATTTTTAACTGATACTTTCAGCGGGAATAACTCGACCACGGCTTTTACAATGTCTGTGGCTCCTGCTAACACAGCATCAGTACTGGTTGCCGTAGGTGGTGTTCTGCAAGACCCAAGCACATATTCAGTATCAGGTACAACGCTTACATTCTCAGCCGCGCCCCCAACAGGTACAGGTAACATCAGCGCAAGGTACTTAGGTATACCCGCATCCAATGTAACAACAACTGCGTACAGAACAGTAACAAACTTTACTGCAACGGCGGGACAGACAAGTTTCACACCGCCATCTTACACATCAGGATTTATCAACGTATACCGCAACGGGGTATATCTTCCAACGGTTGACTACACAGCAACAAACGGAACGACAGTTGTATTGAATAACGCTTGCACATCAGGCGACACTGTAACAGTTGAATCATTCCTGGTTAGCTCTGTGCTTAATGCTATACCGAATACTGCTTATAGTATTAGTTCTGCTAATATGCCTGTTGGTTCTGTTATTCAAGTTGTACAAAATGCTATTAATATTACATCCAATTACTTTACAACGTCTAATAGCACTCCTACTGCAACAGGACTTTCAGTATCTATAACACCACAATTCTCGACAAGTAGAATTCTTGTTCAAGTGGCGGCTAATATGTCAGTTATCGCCTCAAGCGGTACTGCTACAGGTGCGTATGCAACAATATATCGTAACTCTACAAATTTAGCGGGTTCTCAAACAGATGCTTGTTTAGCTGACATATTTATTAACGCAAATCAGGTTATTGCAGGTTCTGCAAATATGATATTTCTAGATTCTCCTGCGACAACATCAAGTACAACATACCAAGTTTATTGCGGTGTTTCTGGAACAAGCTCTAACACTATGGCGTTTGGTACTTTACCTGGTTATCCTGCGGGATCAACAATATCTATCATTGCACAGGAGATTAGATAATGACCAATGCAGTCTCAATAGCACAAGGCGGTTCTAATAACGTAACCACGCGTAACCGTATTATTAATGGTGCAGGTCTTATTGATCAAAGGAATAGTGGGTCAAGCGTAACACCTAGTACAAATAGTCAATATACTATAGATAGATGGTATGCAGAATTGTCTCAAGCATCTAAATTTAGTGTTCAACAAAATGCAGGATCAATAACTCCTCCCGCAGGATTTACAAGTTATATAGGTGTAACGGTTGGTGCTTCTGCAAACGTAACTGTTGGAGCAGGAGATGATTTTTTCTTAACTCAAGCTATTGAAGGATTTAATACTTACGATATTGGATGGGGAACATCTAATGCCAAAGCAGTAACTGTTTCATTTTGGGTATATAGCTCTTTAACAGGTACATTTGGGTTTAGTTTAGAGGCTAACGGAAACAATGCTTCTTATCCTATTTTATATACTATAAGTTCAGCAAATACTTGGCAGTATGTAACTATTACTATTCCTGGAACTGCAATCGGTACTTGGAATAACGGAAATGGTATAGGTGTTAAAGCCAGGTTTGTACTGGGTTGTGGATCTACTCTTAGTGGAACATCCGGAGTATGGAGTAGCTCAAGAGCTTTATCTCCTACTGGTGCGGTAAATTTAATTTCAACCAATAGCGCAACCTTCTACATTACAGGTGTCCAACTAGAAGCAGGTACTACTGCTACTCCATTTGAATATAGACAGTACGGTACTGAGTTGGCTTTGTGTCAGAGGTATTATATTAAGTATTCTGCAAATGATGCAAATGGTGGGTACGCATCATTCTTTGGTGGATCAACTGCCTCAAACACAGCTCTTGTAATATCGCCATTTTTTCCTGTATCTTTACGTGCCCCAAATCCTACGCAAACTTGGGGTGGCAACCTTAGACTTGGTTATAGCGCAGGTGCTTCAGCCACGCTTTCCGGTATATCTGCTTCTAATCAGCAAATTGGCGTTACTGGCGGGTACGGTGCGTATACCTGCACAAGTCACGCCCTTGGTGCTCAAGCCTTTGTTCTTCCGGGTGGTGCAGGGGATACAAC